ACTGCTGGCGGAAGACAATTAGGAGAATTTATACAAGACTTAACCAGAAGACAAGATGAAGCATCTTCAGAAGCATTTAAAGAAAGTATAGTTGATGCGGGAAAAGCATCATTAGCAGATTTTGTAACCGGTGGATTATTTAAAGTTGGCGCACCTATAGTTAAGGGAGTTGGAAGTAAGCTAATTAATCTAGGAGATGACTTTGCACTTAGAAGTTTAAGGCCAACAAAAACACAACAAAGAAACTTTGTAGCAAAGACAGGTCAAGAACTTAAAGATTTTGTTATAGAAAAAGGATTATTTAAGGAAGGCACAGAACAAGTTAATTCTTACATAACACCTCTACAAAAATCATTTGATAATATAGCTGATAAATCCGGTGTAAAAATACCAACACAAGATGTAGCTACATCATTCCAAAATACAATAAAAGAATTAAACGATACAGGAATTGCAGGATATCAATCAATAGCAAACTCATTACAAAACCAATATGATGCATTTTTAGGTAAGTTTGGTAAAACATTAGAATTAGATATATCTGATGTTAATAACCTAAGGAAATCACTAGATAAACTTATATCAGAGTCAGCATTCACAAAAGATAGCATTGAAGCTGGATCTGATAAGATAGCAAGAGATATATATACAAATATAGTAAGAACTGCAGCAGATAACGCAAACCTTGCAGATGATGCCGGTAGATCACTAAAAGACATTGGACAAGAACTTGGTAAACTCTACTCTTTTAGAGATATAGTAGATACACAAAAATACTTAGGAACAGGAACATTGCCAGTAGGACTTCTTAGAACAATAGGACTTAACTCAAGCGGAGGTATTATTGGAGCAGGTATTTCAACAGCAAATCCGGTAACAGTAGCAACAGGTATTCTTACATCTATAGGTATTCCAGAACTACTTAATAATAAAAAAGCAGTAGCAATAATAGCAAACCAAGTTCCAAAGATGGGAAGAGCATTACAAGCAGTACCTGAGAACCAAAGAGTAAAAGTTGCAACAGATATGATGAGAAGATTACTTACACAACTTGGAGCAGAAAACATAGCAAACTTAGGAGCAGAATTAGCAGGCATTGAGTAAGTTTGACAAAAACATACTATAATGAGTAAATATTAATAGGTACAAAATTTGTTCATATTAATATTATGGCTAAGAATAAAGCGAAAAAAAACAAAAAGAAAAAGGTAAAATACAAACAACTAGAAATGTTTGTATAATGTAACTATGTTAAGTATGAACAACATAATCCAGGAAGCCATAGCAGTAGTCTTAGTACCTGTTGTTGGCTACGTTCTTAAATTTTTCTTTAAACCATCAAAAGCAGACGTGAGAATTATAGCTAATGTAGTAGCTTTCTTTATTGGTATGTATATAAAATGGGCAGCCAAAAATAAGGATAATCATCCACATCTAAGCGCAGTTCATAATGAAGTGGTAAAATTAAAGGAGAAATTAAATTCAAGAACAGAACTAGGATGACACTAAATATTAAAAAAAATATTACAACTATAAACCAGTGGCACGATAGATCAGGATACAAGATTAAGGGTATAGTAATGCACTCTATGGCCGGTACTCAAAGAGGTACAATTTCATGGTTCAGAAATCCTCAAAGTAAAGTTTCAGCTCACTACTGCATATCAGATACAGGAGATGTTGTACTTACCGTAGAAGAAAAGTCAGCAGCATGGCATGCAGGACAAGTTACTGTAAATAAAGATAAAGCTCCTACCCTACTTCAAGATAACTGGGGCATTAACCCTAACCTTATTACTTTAGGTATTGAGATGGAAGATAAGAACAACAGAAATCACAAATACACTCCAGAACAATACAGCGCAGCAGTAATTTTGGTTGCTGATATTTGTCAAAGATACAATATACCAATGGATAGAGGTCATGTATTTATGCACAGGGAATCAGACCCTATCAATAAGTCAGACCCTTTAGGACAATGGGATCATGAACAATTTATAAAAGATGTTGTAACTTATGGTGAGAAGGGAGGTGTCAAAGAGACCGAAGAGAAATTATATCCATACAGAACCAAAGTTAAGGTATTAGATTGGGTAGATATTTTATATGTAAGATCAGGAGCCTCTAAGATATATCCTTTAGCAGGATCTAAAAAGCTTAAACGAAACAATGAAGTTGAAGTTGTTGGCTTTGTAAAAGGTGAGCGATTAGAATATAATGAAATTAATACACAATTTTGGTGGAAATCAGCTAAAGGTAATTACTTTTGGGCCGGTGGTACAAATGCTATACCTAATTTAGATGATTTTCTAGAAAAAAAGGATAATAATTTAAAGGAAAATATTATGAAAGAACAATTACAAGAAAACTTTAACGCTCTTGCTACAAGACAAGAAGAACTTGTTAAAGAATTAGAAAATGTTAGAAAAGAAATGGCTTCTATACAAGCAGAAATTAACACTGTTGTTGAAGAACCAGTAGTAGAAGAACCTGCAGTAGAAGAACCAGTAGTAGAAGAAGTTGCTGAAATAGTAGAACCTACTACAGAAACACCTAATGCAGAATTAGTTGAACAAGTAAAAACTATTTCTTCAGTATTAGAAGAATTAAAAGGTAAATTAGGACTAAAATAAACAATGAAACCTGGAGTAAAAACAAGCGAGTTCTACGTAACAATGCTGCCTGTTGTTATAGCAGGACTCGTTTACTCAGGAATAATTCCTGAATCAGATACAGATATGATAGTTTCACTAGCTAAAGATGTAATTGCTGGTGTTGTAGCTCTATTTTCTATAGTTAGCTATATACTTAGTAGATCTCACTTAAAGCGGGAAATCCTAAAATCTTCGGAAACAACCAATAACTTAAAACCATTACAACAAGACTCAAAACAATTATCAGAATTAGGTTAGTAACCCACTTTTTATTAGCAAGAAACTTTTTTATCGGCTGTACAAACAGTTCATCTGCTAATTCTTCTGCCTTATCTGTAGCATCCAATCCTAACTCATCTCTCATATCTAAATATCCATGTTTTCTAAGTAGATACATTAATGGAAATATTTGAAACAATGCAAAACCAAGAAGTGCTGCATAAACTTTATCAATATGTATGCTCCAAGCTAGTGCAGATATATACACTCCTAAACATAAATAATCTATCTTTTTAAAGTATTTCATTTGAATAATCCTTTAAAACTTAATACTGATATTATAATTATTAACCAAACCGGTACGTCTACAGTTCTAGTCTGAGACATGATTTCTAGCAAGTTGCTCATATTCCTGGATTTTATCTTGGTAAATTTCTATAACTTTATACAACTCTTCCCTTCTCCACGTTTTATCTTTATTGTGTCTTAGTTCTAAAAACTCTAAAACCTTATCTTGACCATACTCTTTAATCATTTTAGGCGTGTAGAAGTCCTTATTACCTTTTTTAAACACGTTACAACCCATGCACTGGGCTTTAACTATATCAGGATTAAATAGTACAGGTTTTGTCCTGGAATCTACAAAGTGACCTGCTTGTAATTTCTTAAATGGGTATTTCTTTTCGCATGTGTAACAAACTCCATACTCATAAGTTCCTGTTGTTGCGTAGCAGTCTCTGTATCTTATATACCTAGAAAACAAGTTCCAGGCCTTAGCTTTAAGTTTTGTAATGGGCAGTTTCTTTTTCATGTCGTTATTGTACTACAACGTGCCTTTGAAAAATTTATATATAGTAATTAATGACCATCTTACAGCTAGATATATAGGTAAGAACAACGTTCCCCATAAGGTAGTAAGTATTACAGCACCAAGAATAGTATTTATTGCTGAAATAATATTAAACTCAATAAAGTAATAGATCCCTCTAAAAAATGTAGCTGAATATACTCTATTTACCATAAATGAAAAGTTTAAGGCATAATTGTATATAAAAGATACTAACAAAGTTACTATTGCAAATATACCGTAGTAATTTTTGATTATTTGTTTCATTTTTTATTTGCCTTTCTCTGAGCAGAATATTTTACTTTTCTCTCAGAAATTATTACATCTTTACATAAAATGCAGTATTTAGAACTTGCAGTACCTGTGTATTTTTCATTGCATCTTTCGCATGTTTTAGTTTTGTATTTCATATAACCCCTAAAAATTGAAATATATATCTAAAGAAATAAAAAGCACCTATAAGCATTAAGAAACCTAATACTAAATTTATAGCTTCTATAATAAATACATATAGTATTTTCTTTCTTTCATAATCTCTATATATTTTATTTATTTCTTCTTTATCATTTTGCATTTTCTTTTCTTTCTTTAATTATACTAACTATACTTGTATATCCATCATCTTTTACAACTATATGTTCGTTAAGTTTAATGCCAACTCTGATCATAGCTCTTCCCCACTTTCTAGTAATCTCTATATCAGGTTCACTTGGCTCACTGTTATTTGGATGATTATGTATCATTAAAACAAATTTAGCATTGTAAGTTGCGGCATATCTAATAAGATCTTTAACGTTTGCACTTACTCCACTCTCATGCCCTATAGAAGCTAAATTACAATACAATGCATAATGATTTTTATCCAATCCAACACAAAACAGATACTCATTGTATAGATCTATGTAAGTGAGATAAGGTTTAATTTCATACAGATAATAGTTGTATAAGTCATCTGCGTTTAAAATTTGTTTTTTGTTTGTTTGTAATAACATAATTATGAGTTAGAGGTAGTCAATCGTAGTTATTAACTACCTCTTTAGATGTTTAGCCCGAATGGCTATTCGTACAGATCGTCTGTAACTTCTTCTGCATCACTTGTGTCAACAGGATTGTTTTCGATTTCCTGCAACTCTTCGGTTGTTGGTTCCTGTTCTTCTTCTTCTTCTTCAGGATCCAAATAGAAAAATTCAGACATGGTGTTTCTCCTAACATCTATTTTTTTGTAACACGATATTGTGCTACTAACTAAGCACGTTATGCTCAGATAGTAACTTATATCGTAGGAGATACCCTCTGTCATAGTATCTCCTGTGCTGTCTCTCATGGGATATTTCACGTCCTGGTAAAAGAGTGAACCTAAAATATCCTATGAAGGACTCACTTAATAAAGCTTTTGTCCTTAATTGCCTTAAGCGGTGTTGGTTTCCATGTATAAGGCGTTCCATCTTCTTTTAGCATTACTTTACCTTTTTGGCAGTTAAAGCAATACACTTCTCCATATATTTTTTTACTGTAATCTAGTGTTTTGTTATATACATATCTTCCACATTTTCGGCAGTAGTCTCTATTCATGTTATTCCTCTATTTCTACGTAGTAATACCATTTATTATCTTTTTGAATGTACATTATTTCTATTGAATCTGCATAATCTAAAAAATCATATGGTAATACTCTTACTACAATAATTTTATCGTGTGCGCCAAAATGTTGTTCAATAAATTCGTTATGCTCGTATGTTTCTATCTCGTGTACTGGACTTTCTGCGTAATCAACAATTTGTAAAAACATTTTGTTAATACTAATTTTTTCTGCAGGTAATCCTAGATCTTGTATAAATTGCTGTGCTTGTGTGTTTGTCATTGGGCTTTCTTTCTTAAATTATTAACTATAAATATTATTACATAAGTTACACCAAGTGTCAACTATGTTTTACTTTCATCTCTAATGCTCTGACAAATGTTGACAATTTGGTCTCAGAAATGTCATTAAAAGATGCTACGTTTAACTTTTCTTTTATATATTCTTTAGGATTCTTCATACCTAATTTATATGCAATTGCAAAATACTTCTTTCTTAGTTTCTCTAAGTCTTGTTCAGATGTATCTTTTTGAGGCGTATTATTGCCACGTGCGACACTTTCTACTGTGAAGTCATACATTGGTATTCCTGAAGGTGTTTTGGCGTTAGATTTTAATTTTGGCGCTTGTTTTACTATTTTTGCTTGTTCATTAGTATCTGCGTCTTTTGAGTCATCAATTGCAAACAGTCCATTAAGAGCATATTTTCTAGCGTATGAACTTGTAGCACCGGTAATTTGAGCGTCATCCATACCTTTTTTTGTAAGTGGTTCACGTGCAAATGCAGTTGCAGATGCAGTTTTACCATCTTTATCACTTAATACTGCTGTTGCTTTGACGTAATACCTATCTCCTATTTGTACTATTTCGTCATTTACTATAAGTGATATCTCATCTTTACCATCTAGATATGGTTTTACAGCTTCTAGAATGTCTTCGCACGATCTGTAGTTGTAGTTACCGAAATTATTTCTTTGATTTTTGGGAGCTTTAAGTTCTTTTTGTATTTTTGCTAATGCTTTCATTATTTAGATACCTTTCCAAGTCCATAACGAGCAAGTTTGTATGCAGCTCTGTTAGGATCAATTGCATTTAATTCTATTAATTTATATATACCTGGTAATGTAATTCTATATGTAGCTGTACCTGATTCAGTGCGTGTTGTTTGTGTGTAGCATTCGTATACATGGTCTACTGCATAATCTTTACTATAATATGATCCGCATTTAGGACAAAATTGCATTTTGGATTTCCTTTCTTGTTTGTTCTACATTGCTGTAGTTTTTAATGTACCAATCATTCATGTTTTTGAGTATTTTTTGCTCAGCAAGTTCATACTCACAGTCCTGAATGTATTGTTTAACATTTTTAATTTTTTTAAACTTAAGATTTTGGGGCAGAGAATATTTCATTAGGCCTCCTGGTAATTTTGTAATAATTTAAGTATACCTAGTTAGTACTATGTGTCAATTATGCAAATATATGACAAAATTAATTGCTGTATAATACGCATAATATATAAATTTACCAGGAGAAAAAGCAATGAACTTTCTTAATTATATAGTTACAAATTATTATCCATTATTTTCACTCGTAGCTAGTGCAATGATTGGATATGGTGTTTATGGAATAGTAGGCAAAGACGTCTGTGAGCATGAAAATTTTAAAACTGATAAAATAAAGATAGAGAACAAAACTCACTACAAATATACATGCATAAGATGCAATCATGTTTGGACTAAGAAAACAGGAAGACCAAGAAAAAAATAAAAAGTATAGAATACGATACCCGGCGAAAGCAGGTTATAGAAATGACACAAAAATATATTTTAAATCTAAAATGGAAGCCAATGTCTACCGGTACCTCAAAACCAAAAATTTTGACTCGGTTGAATACGAACCAGACCTATTATATTTCAAACCAAACAGATTTCAAATTAAAGGTTACGTACCTGATTTCAAAGTTAGTTTTGGTAAAAGATTTTATTATATCGAAGTTAAGGGTTTTATGGAGAAATCCGATTACCAAAAAATTGCACTTGTACAACGAGACTATCCTTGGATAAAACTGTATTACATTAATGCAGAAAAATATAATTTAATTCAAAAATTTTATTCAAAACAAATCAGACATTGGGAATAATATATAATAATTTAGGGATAGGATTTTTGGTAAAAATTTTAATGGCAAAATAACTTCTGAACCTATCCCGTCTAATACATGAGTAAATAATGTAACCACACTCCCCTACTCCACCGAGTACCCTCTTCTCCGTCTAAAAAGGTTGATATATGCACTTTAATAGACATATATAGCAGAGTAGGGGAGAGGCCGATAAGTAATAATCATATAGTAATAGGTATAGTAAATCCCTAACCGAAATTAGGGATTTGGTGTGAGCTGGTTGTTTGCAAACTACACTTGATATTCATTTGCACGCCATACCTCTGTAACTGTGTGCGCCAAAGTTACATTATCAATTCCGCTCAAGTAACATTATTGCATTAATGGAAGAGTCAGCCGTAAGATCACTTCCCACTCACAACTACATTTTAATAAAATTTGGATATAAGTCTAGACATGTTTGTCATATAAAAAAATCTCCCTGAGGTGTAACAAAGGGAGATTTTATAAAGCATATTCCTGCCCAATGATTATCGGATTATGCAACTTATATTCTACACAAATATTTCTATGTGGCAATGTATGTTTGGCATATAAGAGCATATTGATTTTAATCTGCTATATGTTTATAGTTTTTAATAAATCAAACATAACTTATCAAATTCTAATTTGATATTAGTAGCCTCCTAGTACGAGATGTTATGTTTGATACTTCTGCTCTGCTAGGAGACTATTGATATTAAGAAAGGATGCTATGGCTAATCGCAGAATGTTTAGCAAAGACATAATTAGCTCTGATTCATTTTTAAGCATGTCAGCAACCGCACAAAATTTATATTTTCATTTAGGAATGGAAGCAGATGATGATGGTTTTGTTCCATTTACAAAAGTATCCAAAATGTTAGGAACCTCACATGACGACATGGCTCAACTATTAGGTAGAGGTTTTTTACTACAGTTTCCTTATGGTGTATTCGTAATAAGAGACTGGCTTATTAATAATCAAATTAGAAAAGACAGATACACACCAACTATTTATCAAAAAGAATTATCAAAACTAAGAACAAATACATCAAACCAATATTACATAGAAAATAATAATAGTTTATTTGATAACAACAACAATAATGACGATTGGCAACCAAATGGCAACCACTTGGCAACCCAGGATAGTATAGGTAAGGTTAGGTTAGGTAAGGTTAGAGAGAGAGAAGAAGATCAAAATAATTTTGATCTACACACGCCAAAAAAAAGAAAATACTCTAGAAGAAGAGAAATTACAGAAGATGTCTTAAAAGAAATAGCAGAAAATTACCGAGTACCCTACAAATTTGTAGAAGATTGTTGGGATTCAGCTCTTAATTGGTTAGATGCAAAAGGTAAAAGACAGAAAAACTATAAAGCATTTTTATCTAACTGGGTAAAAAGAGAAAAAGCAAATTACATTCTTAAAAGTAAAAAATTAACAAATAACAGAGGAGGAGTATATGTTATCGAAGAATAAAGTTATCATAGAATACTGGGAAGTAGACTGCGGAGATATAGGAATACATAAATTTACAACAGACCAGCTCAACAAAATAATGCAAGCAGAATCCAGGAATACTAGATTTATTAAGTTTAACGACCTTGTAATAAATACTGCATTCATTAGAGGCGCTAAAAAGATTGTTAAAAGATTTTCAGAACAAGATCTTGTCTATAAGACAATAGATAAAAGAGATGTAAAATTTATAACTTATGATGAAAGGAAAAATAAGTTACCAGTAAAGAAATTCTATCTAGAAAATGAAGAGAAAGTTTACATTTAGTTATTGATTAAAAAGTTACATCTAGTATAATAACGTCATGCCCACATACGGAACAAAGCAGTTTAGAACACAAATGAAAAAGATTGTTAACGAAATGGTTAACAGGAATCAAGAAACATTAGTCTACAACGACCAATACCCACAAAACTCTTTTTACGCAGTTCCGGTTGAGGAATATCACAATCTTTTAAAAATCGCACACAAAGCCGACAAAGCAAATTCTCTAGAAAAAGTTATAGAAGAAAAAGATAAAGCTAGATCAAATAGATTTAGGAAAATGGTAGAGAAAAGATATGGCAAGAAAAGTATTTAACAAAAAGAAAGATGTTCATATACTCATTGGCGACACAATTGTCTGCTTTAGAAAAAACTCCAAACAATACGAAGTAACAGCAACAAGATCTATATCATGGTTATATGAAATGTTTCTAGCCTCAGTTTACGCAATCAAAAAAGCAAAACCAATGTTTGAGACAGAGCAGGAGTATAACAAGTTTAAACAAAATTTAATTGATAAAATTAAACATGATGATATATAAAATAATACTTACAGCGATTTTGTTATCAGGTTTTTTATTCCTAGCAAATTACGCATATGAATACGGGTACGAAACAGGGTATGAGCAACATAAGTACGAAGCAAGTAATTATACAGATATAGTTAAATACACAGACCTAAGATACGTTGCAGGAACATACAAAAGATTATATGAACAATGCGCAGGTGATAATATACAACCTGAAGCAATTAAAAACTTATTATTAAATTTAGAGTTTGGAGAATTATGATTAATTTAACTCAAAGACATATCATTACAATTATTGATTTACTAAAAAAAGAAGAAGAAGCCTTATCAACAAGAGGAATATCTTTAGAACCAGGAAGTCTAACAATAGAAAACTGGAAGGAAAAAGACAACGTTAAAGTAAATCCTAAAGTAGACCACTTAAAAGAAATAAGGGAAATGCTTGAGTCAGAAATGGCCAAAGCAACATTTACATTTGGATTAAATGAAAGGATACAAAGTCTAAGTGATTAAGGAAATATTACAAACAACCGGCTTATTTATTATGTTAATTAGCACATGCGTTGTTGTATTACCTATACTTGCTTTTGACAGACTAATAAATGATTAAACTATTCAAAGAAGACAATAAGATTAAGGCAAATGTATCAGATCTAAGAAATTGGGAACATAATCCAAGATACATTAAAGAAGAAGATTTTGAACAACTTGTACTAGATCTAGAAAACGAAGAAATAAAACCAATGATAGTTCTAGATGATGGAACAGTGCTTGGCGGAAACATGAGACTTAGAGCTTACAGAAAACTAGGAAAAGAAAAAGCATGGGTAACAGTTATATCACTAAGAGATGATGGAGAACTTGTTACAGCTTTTGTTAATGGAATTGAAAACAAAACTAAGTTTCAATCAGAAGAAGATGCAATGTTACATTACTCAACAGTAGATAACTCAGCCTACGGAGCAAACGATCCAGATAAATTAGCAGAACTTTTTTACAAGTCAGCACTTCCTATTGAAAACTATTTAGTAACAATGGGAGAACCTCAACCGATATCTGATTTAGTCAAAGATGTTTCTGAAGAATTAGAAGAAGAAACAAAAGAGAAAAAAATTAAAAAATTATCATGCCCTAGTTGTGGCCATGAGTGGGAGGAATAGATGAAACCTAAAGTAGCATTAATTACAGGGATTAATGGATTTATGGGTAAAAATTTAGTTAATCACCTTAAGAAAAAGAATGTAATGTCAGTAGGAGTTCCAAGAGAATTATTACAAGACGTTACAAGTCTAGAAAAATATATTAAAGAAATTAACCCTAACTACATCTATCATTTAGCTGCTTATGGAAATCATCACAACCAAGAAGAGTTTGACCAAATCATAATTACAAATCTTATAGGAACTTACGCACTTCTTAGAGCAAGTTTAGAGGTAGATTATGAAGCATTTATTAATGTATCTACATCTAGCGTATACGGTAAGAAAAACGCAGTTATGAGAGAAAAAGATACATTAGAAGCAGATAATTTCTACTCATGTACAAAGGTAGGTGCAGAATACTTATCAAGAGCATTTGCAAAAAAACTTAACAAAAACATAGTAAATGTAAGACCATTTTCAGTATATGGAGAACATGAAAGAGATGACAGGCTTATACCAACAATTGTAAGAAACCTAGTTAATAACAAACCAGTAGATTTAATAGAACCACCAAAGCATGACTGGATATATATTGAAGACTTCTTAACTGCAATAGACACGCTAATTCAAAACATATCAAAAGTTAGAGGAGATTCAATAAACATAGGAACAGGAAGACAAAGAACCAATAGAGAAGTGTATGACTTAATTTCAGATATTACAAGATACAAAACAAAAGTAAGAATCACTAAGACCGGAAGGGATTATGAATCACCTAGATGGCAAGCAGATATTACAACAATGAAACTATTTGGATGGAAACCTAAGTATAGTTTAGAAAGGGGACTTCTTAAAACAGTACAACATTTTCAAGCAAAATACGAACAAAATGCAATTAAACCTGAAACATTATCAACTATAATGGAAACAACACTAGGACAATTTGGAGTAAAATTTGAGGACATTGATGAAAAACCATTTGGCTAAAAGAAAAGTAATTGAAATAAGCTACAAACATAAACTATCACATTTAGGTAGTGTACTTGGAGCATTAGATGTAATTTACGACATCTATATTAGGAAAAATGAAGATGACAAAGTTATATTATCTGCAGGACATTGTGGACTTGCTTTATATGTAGCTTTAGAAGATTTTGAAAACTATGACGCAGAGAAAATATTAAAGTCCGGAGGAATACATCCCGATGCTCTAACTATGCCTGTAGATTGCAGCTCAGGATCACTTGGTCATGGACTTGGTATAGCAGTAGGTATGGCAATAGCAGAACCGGAGAAAACTATTTATGTAATATCAAGTGATGGAGAACTTGCAGAAGGTTCTATGTGGGAAGCATTAGAAGTCATAAGAAATCAAGGGATAACAAACATACAGCTTCATGTTTTATGTAATGGTACGTCTGGGTATAAGTTTGTATCTACGGAACATCTTAAAAATAGATTAAAAATATATAACGAAGTAGCAGACCTAAACAAAGACATTACAGGTTTTATTACAAAAAAACATGAGTTTATAACAATACATGAACTTGATGTAAGTAAAGATTTCCCATTTCTAACAGGTATTGATGCTCATTACCATACTATGAGCGAAAAAGATTATGATCTAGCAATGGAGATAACCAATTTATATGAAAATCAATAACGAAAAACTAAAACAAATAAAAGAGAGAAAAATAGAATTAATGAAATTTGGAATGCCAGGAGATTTGATTCCAGTAGTAATTTTTATGGAGGTACTTAATGAAACCAATAAGCCCGCACAACAGCATGAGAGGATATCTAGCTTATCATCTGTACGAGGAGATGGAAATCAATCCTAACATTTATGTAGTTACTGCTGATTTAGGATATGGAATGTTTGATACTATAAGCGCAGATTTTAGCGATAGGTTTATAAATGTAGGTGCTGCAGAGCAAACAGCATTAGATGTATGCGTAGGATTATCTATGGCTGGAAAAATACCTTTTATGTATACAATCACACCTTTTTATCATAGAGGTATGGAAACAATAAGAACATACATTGATCACGAGAATATACCAGTTATCATGCTTGGAAGTGGTAGAGATGATGACTATGCGCATGACGGATTTTCACACGATGCTACAGACATAAACAACTTCATGAATCTATTTGATAACGTTAAGCAGTATTATCCTGAAGAAAAAGAAGAGATTAAAGATTTACTAATCAAAGTATTAAAAAATAGACAACCAACTTTTATTTCATTAAGGAGGTAAAAATAAGCGAAAAGAAAATGAACAAAGAACAAATAAAAGAACAAATATACGAATATAATGCAGAGATTATTGAAGTATATGACCTTGCAGAAAAATTAGATGTTGATGAATTAAAATCAATAATTGTAAGTTTTGGTATGCAAAATGATTTTTTTATAAAAGATTTATCTGACGGCGAATACAAACAAATAGTTAGTGATGTAATAGATAAAATTATAGAATTAAAAAATCAAAGGAAAAGAAAATGAGCGAAAAGAAGAAAAAGATGACAGCTAAACAAACAGCGTTTGTTAAAGAGTATATTACAACCTTAAATGCTACAGAAGCAGCAATGAGAGCATACGATGCTAAGAACAGAAATGTTGCTAGAGTTATAGGAACTGAAAACTTAGCAAAACTTAGCGAGCCTATTGCTAAAGTGCTAGAACAACAAGGCTTAACAAACGAGTATATTGCAAAGAAAATCAAAGAAAAAATGGAAGCTAAAAAACCAGTTATAGCTAATGGTAAGATGTGGCAGACAGAAGATCATCAGATACAACTTAAAGCAACAGAACTAGCTGCAAAACTAAAAGGACTTCTTAAAGATAGTGTAGAGATTTCAGGAAAAGGTGGGGGAGAAATAGTTATCAAAGTTAAGGAAGATACAAGTTTGTTAGATGCAAGAGAAGGCGAGGTTATAGATGAGAATGACTAGAGCTAAAATATATATTGAATATCTAATATATCTAATTAAGCATAAATACTGGGTTTTTCAAATGCTATTTGAAAAAGGTTTATATATACAAGCTATAATGCATGATATATCTAAGTTTTACCCATCTGAGTTCAATTTGTACGCAAGATACTACGCAGTAAATAAAAGAATGAATATAACAAAAGCATGGCATAGGCATTTACATAGAAACAAACACCACTGGCAATATTGGATATTCATGGACAATGAAGGTAATATGCAAGCTTTAGAAATGCCGGAAAAATATGCAGTAGAAATGATAGCTGACTGGTATGCAGTAGCAATAGTAGAAGGCGGAATGGATAAAGTACCTGAAAGAGTAGCAAGATGGTATTACGAAAGAGCAGGTAAGATTTTATTACACCAAAACACTAAAAGATTTGTAGAAGATAACATCAGAGTAACACCAAATGTTTAGATTACAGTAACTTAAGACTAAGTTATTGTAATTTGCACATTCACAATTTAATAGGAGGGCGCAATGATAGCTGTAACTGTATCCGTATATTATCAAGGAGACACAAAACCAGAATATGTAACATTTATCGGTAAAGATTACGCAGCAGCAAATGCAAAGATGCATGACTACATGCGGTTTAACAAAATTACCCGCTATAAAGTTACGCATATCGAATCAACTTTTAACGATGGATATATGAAATATGACTAGGAGACTAACATGTTCAGACTTATTATCGAGTACAAGTACAAGCAGGAACTTGATCCACCACGAACTAAAGTGTTCACTGGCAAAAATTGGGAAGACACTTCAGTCAAGCTTAATGACTTTGTCTTCAACGGTAAAGTTGCCTGGTTTCGTATTACCAGTATTTACGATGGTACTAAAAAAGGAGAAGATGATGTATCTAGTTAACTATCAGTGGCGTATGCGAGGTTTTTTCAATTTTAACGAAGACCTAGAGTACGTAGTAACTTCACGACAAGAGCTTATTCATAAGATCGAGAAGCACATCCGAGATCGTGAATACAACGAATATCACCTAGTATCACTGCATATTACCTATCTGGAGAGAGAGGATGTCATTCCCTTACAAGAAACGTAAAAAGTGGGGCAAACGTCTTGGTTGGAGATGTGAATCTTGTGGCCGTTCTTGGGCCGAAGGTTATATCTTAGAATTTCACCACGTAATACCCACCTCAGCCGGAGGTGATGATAGTTGGGAGAATGCACAGCTTTTGTGTTTATTCTGTCATGCAGACGCGCACATCCTATTAGAAGAGCAAAACGTTGGACATAAGTCCGCAAACATTGTACTTGCAAGATTAGCAAGAACAAGAGGGAGAAGACGATAATACAACAGCCTTGTTGGTATAATACTGGCAAGGCTGCCATCTTATGCAAATAGTTTTAAACATAAAAAATTTTGATAAACAAAAAGAAATATTCCAGGATCCTCACCGCTATAAAATAATATCCAAAGGAAGAAGGTTTGGACTTACAAGAGGTATGGCTAACGAATACATAGTGAGAGCATTGCAAGGTAAGTTTAAAAAAGCTTTATGGGTAGATACCATTAACGCCAACATTGATAGATACGTTGAGAGATTTATGGTACCGGAACTTAGAAAACTTCCAAAGCAAATATTTTGGCAGTGGAAGAAACAAGCAAGAACTTTAATCATTAAAGATTCGTATATAGACTTTAGATCATCTGATAATCCACAAAACATTGAAGGTTTTGGGTATGAAATAGCATTCTTAAATGAGGCAGGAATTATCTTACGAGATGAATATTTATGGCACAATGCAATACAGCCGATGCTTATGGAGTATCAAGCAGAAACAATTATCGGTGGTAATCCAAAGGGTAGGGGATTGTTTTATGATTTATATCTTAAAGGATTAGATCCTGCCAACAATGATTACAAGTCATTTCATGTTACAACTTACGATAACCCATATATGCCGGTAGCTGAAGTAGACAGAATGGTGTCAGATATGCCTGAAAGAGTAGCAAGGCAAGAGATATTTGGTGAGTTTCTAGAAGACGAAGGTGCAGTGTTTAAACACGTTAAAGATATTATGGTAGCACTACCAGAGAAACCTATGCCAAACAAAAGGTATGTAATGGGAGTAGACCTTGCTAAAGTTCAGGACTACACAGTAGTTGTAATATACGATGCAGAATCACATCATCAAGTTTATCAAGCAAGATTTAAAGATTTAGACTGGGTAGCACAAAAGAAAAGAATATTTGCAATTAACAAATACTATAACAGTTGTCCGGTAGTTCTAGATGCTACAGGAGTTGGTGATCCCATTGCTGATGACTTTTTACAAGAAGGTATTGCAGTTATACCGGTCAAACTAACTAACGAATCAAAAAGAGAATTAATAGAAAAGTTAGTATTATGGATAGAGCAGGAAAGAATAGCAATGCTAAATCTTAAAGAAACACTTGTAGAATTTACTGCTTTTACATACGACATCAGTAGTAGTGGTAAAATAAGATATAATGCTCCACCAGGATTGCATGACGATATAGTT